AGGAGGCTTATGTTGATAGTATCTTAGGTAGTGCTACATCAGCAGCTACTTCAGCATCCAATGCAGCAACTTCAGAGACTAACGCAGCTAACTCAGCTACAGCAGCTTCAAATAGTGCCTCTGCAGCCAGCTCTTCAGCATCATCAGCTGCAGCGTCCTATGATAGCTTTGATGACAGATACTTAGGCCCTAAAGCATCAGCTCCTACCGTTGACAACGATGGTAACACACTGTTAACAGGTGCTTTGTATTGGAACACAACATCATCTAACTTGTTTGTATGGTCAGGTTCAGTTTGGACTAGCGCAGCCTTTACAGCTGGTAGCTTTGCTACTTTGACAGGTACTGAGACACTTACAAACAAAACAATCTCAGCAGCTGATAACACACTGACTGGTGTGGCTACTTTGACTGGTACACAGACGCTTACCAACAAGACTATTGAAGCGGGTACGTTCACCAACGGCTACACAGAAGAATCGTTTACTTCAACGCCTACGTCAACAATCACATTGGACTTGGCAAATGGTTCTGTGCAGATTATTACCCTTGGTGGCAACATCACATACACATTCCCAACGCCAGTAGCGGGTAAGTCTTTCATCTTGGTACACAAGCAAGATGGCACAGGCTCTCGGACAGTCACATGGCCTGCCTCGGTTAAGTGGCCTGCGGGGACTGCCCCAACTCTTACATCTACAGCTTCTAGGGCAGATAAGTTTGTCTTCACAGCTATTGATGGCTCAAGTTGGTTAGGTTCAGTTGCTGGTCAGAACTACACAGTCTAAGGATATAAATGTTTAGTTCAAACACAACTCAAGTCAGCGATGGTGGCTATCAAATCTCACGCAGTTTGCGCTTTAACAGGGCAGATTCTGCTTATTTAACAAGAACACCCGCAAGCGCGTCTAACCAAAAAACTTGGACATGGAGTGGATGGGTTAAGCGTGGCAAATTAAATGCCAACCAAGTATTTTTTAATGCTGGTAATAATGGTTTTGTTGTTCGCTTAAATGAAACGACTGATTATTTGGAAGTTTATAATTTTTCTGGCGGGTATCAATTACAAATCATAACTTCACAAGTATTTCGAGACCCATCTGCTTGGTATCACATTGTTATTGCTCTTGATACAACTCAAGCCACAGATACAAATAGAATTAAATTGTATGTAAATGGCGCACAAGTAACTTCATTTTATGGCACATCAACATACCCAAGCCAAAACGCTGATTTACTTGTCAACGGCACAAACGTTCATGCTTTAGGTCTTTTAAATACTATTGGTCAATATTTTGATGGCTACATGACCGAGGTAAACTTTGTTAATGCTCAAGCCCTAACCCCATCATCATTCGGTCAAACAAACGCGCAGACAGGTGTATGGGAGCCAATAGCCTTTTCGGGAACATACGGCACTAACGGCTTCTATCTGAACTTCTCAGACAACAGCAACACCACAGCCGCTACATTGGGTAAAGACTACTCAGGTAACGGCAACAACTGGACACCCAATAACTTCAGCGTGAGTGCGGGTGCGGGTAATGACTCTCTTGTTGACTCACCAACATCGTATGGAACTGATACTGGTGTGGGTGGGACTGTGCGGGGGAATTACTGCACTATGAATCCATTAAGCAATTCAGGAACGCTAACCAATGGCAACCTTGATTTTGTGGCAAATGCTAGCTCTACTTCTAAATCAATCTTTGCCACTCTTGGTGTTTCAAGCGGCAAATGGTATTGGGAAATGACTGTTACAACAACAGGAAACAGTTATTACCCCGGTCTTGGCATAGAAACTAATACTGCCGCTTCACCAGATGTTCAATCTGGAGACACCGCATCTGGCTATATGTATTTGGCTTCTGGACAAAAATATAATAACGGAACACTTGTTAGTGTGGCTGGCGGTTCATTTTCTAATGGTGATGTAATTGGTGTCGCCCTTGATATGGATGGCGGGACAATTGCTGTATACAAAAACAATACTTCTATTGGTCAACTATACAGTGGCATTACTGGAACAGCAAGACCCGTAGTTGTTGGTAGTGGTAGCACGGCAGGGACAATGAACTTTGGTCAACGCCCATTTGCCTACACAGCCCCAAGTGGCTTCAAAGCACTTTGCACACAGAACTTGCCAACGCCAACGATTGGGGCGACTACGGCTACACAAGCTAACAAGTATTTCGGGATTACTTTGCGTAATGGTGGTGGCGCATCAGGTGGCACTTATTCCACAACGATTGACATGGCTAGTGGTGCATTGATGTGGGATAAACCTCGCAATTTAAATGGGAGCCATTATTTGCTTGATTCTGTAAGAGGCATTTCTAAAACACTTAATTCAGATTCAACAAACGCAGAAAATAATTACCCATCTTGGTTTACATCTTTTAATAATGGTTCATTTACAACTGGCTCAAGTGATTGGAGTACAGGGGTCACAGTTGTTGATTGGATTTGGGCGGCTAACGGCTCTGGCTCAACCAACACAGCAGGGTCAATCACTTCAACAGTAAGCGCAAACACTACGAGTGGGTTTAGTGTTGCAACATTCACTTACTCTAGTACTGGAACTGTTGGTCATGGCTTGGGTGTTGCCCCTGCAATGATAATTGTGAAGTCCAGAACAACACCCGCATCTGGATATGACAACTGGTTTGTGTATAGCCAATCTTTGGGTGTTAGCCAATATCTTTTGTTAAACACAACTGGTGCAGCAGGCCCTGCTACTGGTGGTTGGGGAACAGTTGGTTCATCTACTTTTGGTGCTACAAGTTCATTTTTCTCAAGTGGAACAAACTATGTCGCCTACTGCTTTGCACCAATAGCAGGATATTCTGCGTTTGGCTCTTACACAGGCAATGGTTCTGCTGATGGGCCTTTTGTGTTTACAGGATTTAGACCTGCTTTTTTCTTAGTTAAAAAAGTAGATTCTGGAAGCGAAAGTTGGGTTATTGTTGATAATGCAAGAAACTCAAGTAATGTGATGAACAATTTGTTACGCCCTCAAATTCCTGACGCTGAAGTTACGGCAACTTATATTGATGCTTTGTCTAATGGCTTTAAATGCCGTGAAAACTTTTCAAGCCTAAATGCTTCTGGTGGCACATACATTTATATGGCTTTTGCCCAGAATCCCTTTAAGTATTCCCTCGCACGATAGGACTCAATATGTACGCACTCATTGAAAACAACGCAGTCACCCAAGTTGGTGAACTATCAATTCTCTTTCCAAACACATCAAACCCTAATCACGCATTTGCTATTGAGCAAGGTGCTTTAGAAGTTGTTGAAGGTGAGCAAAAAGACCAACGCTTTTATTGGGTGACTTTTGACAAGTACGAAGTAACTGGCAATGTGGTCACTCGCACCTACACTAATACGCCAAGGGCTTTGGAAGACAAGCTAGAAGTCAAAGAAGATGGCTCTCCTTTGTATGTCCAAGTCTGGGATGCTACAACTCAAGCAATGGTCGATACAACTAAGCAAGTTGTTACCAAAGGCTTAAAGTCACAATGGATTGCTCAGAATAAGGCATCTGCTAACAGCCAACTGGCATCTACCGATTGGATGGTCATTCGCAAGGCAGAACGTGATGTTGCTATTCCTGCTGAAGTAGTAACAGAACGAGCAAAGATTATTGCTGACTGTACGGCTAAAGAGGTGGCTATTACTGCTGCTACAACTATGGAAGAGTTCATCAATGTTGTTGCTCCTGTGACTACAGGTGAGCCATGAAAGATGAAGTCACTCACGAACACATCTATGATCGCCTACTGGCTGTAGAGTCCAAAGTAGATAACATAGAGAAGAACACAGAACACGTAATCAAAGCTTTTAACGCTGCGTCAGGTGCTTTCCTAGTACTTGAGTGGATCGCTAAAGCTGTGAAACCTATTATTATCATAGGTGCTTTCTTCGGGGCTATTTGGTTAGCTATTGATAATCGTTTTAATGGAGTGAAATAATCATCATGAATATGCCTACACGTGGTCAGAGAACAGCTAAGAACAAGATGAAGAAGGTTATGGGTGAGTACAAAGAAGGTACTCTCCACAGCGGTAAGGGTGGCCCTGTGGTGAAGTCTCGTGACCAAGCAGTTGCCATTGCCATGTCAGAGGCTGGACGCTCCGCTGGTAAATCTAAAAAGAAGTCTAAAAAGTATTGACATTTACTTAAAAGTGTGTTACTATAGTACTATAAAGATATAAGGAATATAATGGCTACGACATATTTACAGTTGGTTAACAACGTACTTATACGGTTAAGAGAAACTGAAGTATCGTCAGTAAGTGATACTCCTTATAGTTCTTTGATTGGTGTGTTCGTTAACGATGCTAAGAGAGAGATTGAAGATGCCCATGAGTGGAACTGTCTAACTACTACCATTGTTATTCCAACAGTTGCAGGTACTCGTAACTATACCTTGGCAGGTTCAGGTCAACGCTTCCGTACACAGGATGTCTTAAATGACACTCAAGATGTACCTATGAGACAAGTACCTACTAACTGGATGAATAGACAGTACTTCTTAGGAACTATACAAGATGCAGCTCCTGATAAGTACAACTATAGTGGTATTGATGGTGATGACACTCAGGTGGATATATGGCCCCGTCCTGATGGTGTCTATTCCTTGAGGTTTGAATTAGTTATTCCTCAGGCTGACCTCAGTGCTAATGCTGATACTTTAAAGGTTCCTCCTCACCTAGTACAGATGCTGGCATACGCTAAAGCTGTTGGTGAACGTGGTGAAGATGGTGGTACATCCTTCAGTGAGATATATCAACAGTATCGCTTAGCTTTGGCAGATGCTATTGCCATCGAGAAGAATCGTTACGATGATGAGACTACTTGGGTTGGTGTCTAATGGTTGCTAAGCTTTTAACCACTACAGTATCAGCTCCCGGCTTCATGGGACTGAATACTCAAGACTCGTCAGTCTCTCTAGAGGCTGGCTATGCTACCGTGGCTAATAACTGTGTCATTGATAAGTTTGGTCGTATTGGTGCTCGTAAGGGATGGACTCTATCTCATGCCTTTAACGATGACTTAAGTACTGCTGACATTAAAGCCATTGGTGAGTTAATTGACAATGCTGGTAACTCATACATCATTGCAGCTGGTAACAATAAACTATTCAAGCTTGTAGGTTCTACTCTTACATTATTGACATACGGAGGTGGTGGTACAGCTCCTACCATTACAGACAGCAACTGGCAGATGGCTCCCTTAAATGGTGTGTTATACCTATATCAAGCTGGACATAACCCACTGGTGTTTGACCCTGCTGTCAGTACAACTACTTTTAGACGTGTCTCTGAGAAGAGTGGTTATGTAGCAACTGTACAGAATAACAACTGTGTAATCAGTGCTTATGGTCGTACATGGAGTGCTAACAATGCAACCTCTAAGAGTACTGTACAGTTCTCAGACTTACTATCTGGTCATGTCTTGAGTACTGGTACAGCTGGTACTTTAGATGTAGCTCAGGTGTGGCCTAGTGGTGCAGATGAGATTGTAGCCTTAGCAGCTCACAATAACTTCTTAATTATCTTTGGTCGTAGACAGATATTGGTATATTCTAATGCTACTGACCCTAACAATATAACACTATCAGATGCTATTACAGGTATGGGCTGTGTAGCTAGAGACTCAGTAGTAGCCACTGGTAGTGATGTTATCTTCTTGTCTGACTCAGGTGTACGTTCACTGATGCGTACCATTCAAGAGAAGTCAGCACCTATGCGAGACATCAGTGCCAATGTACGTGATGACTTAGTACTTGAGATTAGTCTAGAGACTGCAGCTGACATTAAAGCTGTGTACTCAGATAAGGAAGCTTTCTATCTGTTGTCTTTACCAACTCGTCAGTTAGTGTACTGCTTTGACATGAGAGCACCACTACCTAATGGAGCTAACAGGGTTACAACATGGGATGGCTTAGTTCCCACAGCATTTAAGTATACTCGTAACAGAGACTTATTAGTGGGTGAGACTAGCTACATTGGTAAGTACGATGGCTACAAAGACAATGCTAACTCATACTTGATGAGATACTTTACTAACTTCTTTGACTTCCAGTCACCTACTGTGATTAAGATTATGAAGAAGGTAGGCGTAACAGTTATTGGTGGTCAGGGTTATCCAGTCACTTTAAAGTTTGGCTTTGATTACAGTGACATCTTGAACACACGCCAGTTTGATTTAGCCAATGCAGCCATTGCTGAATACAATATAGCTGAATACAACATTGGTGAGTATGGTGGTTCAGCCTTTGACAATAAAATTATTAACATTGGTGGTTCAGGCAAGGTTATTCAGCTGGGCTTTGAAACTACAGTGTTTAATAAGTCAATATCCATTCAGAAACTTGATGTCTACGTTAAGACAGGGAAGACACGATAATGAGTAACTATACTAAAGCAACTAACTTTGCAATTAAGGATAGCCTGAACACAGGTAATCCAAGCAAGATCATTAAAGGTACTGAGATTAACACTGAGTTTGATAACATTGCATCAGCAGTGACT